GGCGAGCCCGGCGTGACGCTGTCACCGCTGATGTATCATTACCAGCATCGCGCTGAACTTGAGGTGATTGTGCAGACGGTCGAAGAGCGTGACGCGCGCTTCGACCGTCTGATCGGTCGGATCGGTGCGGCTATCTCAGCCGACCGCACCCTGCGCGGGTTGTGCGACTGGGTGGAGGCCGAAGCGCCTGAGCCGGTTGATCTGCCTGTCGAGGGGAGTGCCTCCATCAAGGCGGCGATCATTCCGATCATTCTGCATTACGCGACCAGCGACGCGCTGGCCTGACAACACAGTAGACATTCAAGGAGAGACACGATGGCACGAGCACAGGGTGCGCGGGCGCAAATGGCGCTGGCGTTCGAGACGACTTATGGCACGCCGCCCGCAGGCGGCTTCACCCGTATGCCTTTTGCAACATCGAGCCTTGGGGCCGAGCAGCCGCTGCAGACGTCAGAGCTTTTGGGCTATGGGCGCGACCCGCTTGAGCCGATCAAGGACGCGCTGACCGCAGATGGCAACGTCGTGGTGCCTCTGGATGCGCAAGCCTACGGATACTGGCTCAAGGGCGCATTCGGCGCGCCGCAGACGACTGGCGCCGGCCCCTATACCCACCTCTTTGAAAGCGGCAACTGGACGCTTCCGAGCTTCTCTGTCGAGGTCGGCATGCCGGAGGTGCCAAGCTTTGCGATGTACTCGGGCTGCATGGTGGATAGCTTCAGCTGGACCATGGAGCGCTCTGGTCTGCTGACGTCCACTGTTGAAATTGTCGCCCAAGGCGAAGATTTGGGCACGTCGTCGCAGGCCGGAACACCCGGGACACTGACGCTCAAACGCTTCGGCCACTTCAATGGGTCTGTTCAGCGCAACGGCCAGAATATCGGCAACATTGTCAGCGCACAGATCAATTATCAAAATAACCTCGACCGGATCGAGACAATCCGCGCCGATGGGAAAATTGAAGGCGCTGATCCGTCGATCGCCGCCATGACGGGTAATATCGCCGTGCGCTTTGCCGACACCACGCTGCTCAATCAGGCCATTGGTGGTCAGGCCTGCGCGCTGACGTTCGGCTACGCTCTCCCCACGGGCGAGGCGCTCACCGTTTCTGTTCCGCGGGTATTCCTGCCCCGGCCGCGCCGTGAAATCTCTGGCCCACAAGGCGTGCAAGTGACGTTCGACTGGCAGGCGGCCCAGCAGGCGAATGGCGACCCGATGGTCAGCGTGACACTTGCAAATGACATAGAGGAATATTGATCCATGCTGAAGCTGAACCTCTCTACTGAAAGCCGCTGGATCGACCTCGCAGGGGGCGTGAAAATCAAGGCAAAGCCACTATCAACAGCAATGATGCTCGCGGCGCGCAACAACCCCAGAGTGGTGGCCCTCGCCAAGGGGAGCGTCGATGCGAACGCCGTTCAGGATGACGCGGTGGCCCTTGAGGTCGCGAAAATCATTGGCGGTATGGTGATTGATGAGTGGGACGGTGTCGGGGACGCGGACGGCGAACCGGTGCCTGTCTCCCAAGAATGGATTGATGCCCTTTTTGACCTCTGGCCGATGTTTGAAACTTTCCAAGTGGGTGTCGTTGCTGGCGCGATGCTGGTGGATGCGGAAAAAAACGGCTGACCGCCCTTGCTGAGTGGGAATTCGGCGGGGGCGGAGATTATTGCGCTGCTTGCCCTAGGCGCTGCGCTGATTGCCCATCACAAATGAACGCTCCGACCACGATGGAGGGCTGGCAGGTCTGGGACCTTGTCCAGCGCCTCGGCGGTCAGCTCCGTATTGTTACGGGCGCGCGTGGTGGGGTGGTGATCGGTTGGGACATTGGCGCGGCCCTACAGCTGGGTCAGGCGCTGGGGGTGCCGCCGCGCGTGGTGGCCGAAATGTTGCCGCCAATCGAGGCGGTGATGGTGCGCAAACTAAGCGAGCGAGGTGAGGCTTTCGATGGCTGAAAAAAGGGTCAGTGTGCGCCTCGCGGCGACTGGCGGGCGCCAAGTGCGCGCTGAATTGGAAGGCGTGGGTACTGCAGGTCGCAAAGCCTTTGAGCGCCTTCCGCGCGATGTGGAGCGTGCGAACGCAAAGCTGGCGGCTTTCGCGCGCCGTGTTGCCATGGCGAGCGCTGCGGCGGCAACGGCAGCGGCTGCTGCAGCCGTAACTGCGACCAACGCTGCAATGGACCGGGCTTTTGAGGTCCAGCGTCAGGCAGCGGTCGCCAATGCCGATCCGCAGGACTTTCAAGGCATGGCGGCAGGTGCCCAGACTGTAGGCATCGAGCAAGAGAAGCTCGCTGATATTCTGAAGGACGTGAACGACCGGGTCGGTGATTTCCTGACCACTGGCGGTGGCCCAATGGCTGACTTCTTCGAGAACATTGCGCCAAAAGTGGGCGTGACCGCTGACCAGTTCGCTCGACTGTCGGGGCCGGAGGCGCTGCAGCTCTACGTGTCCTCGCTGGAACGGGCCGGCGCAAGCCAGCAGGAGATGACTTTCTACCTTGAAGCCATGGCGTCTGATGCCACGGCCCTTTTGCCGCTCCTTCGCAACAACGGCGCGGAAATGAGCCGTCTGGCGGAACGCGCAGCCGACCTCGGCTTGGTTATGGACGACAAGACACTTGCCAGCCTGAACCGGGCGCGTGTTGCGGTTGTTGCGGTTGGGCAGGTCATGGTCGGGATGGGCAATAAGATTGGTGTCGCTCTTGCGCCGATCCTTGAGGGCCTTGCGACGAGCTTCGTCGATCTGGCCAGCTCGACAGGGCCGCTTGGTAAAGCGATCAACGCGCTGACTGACAATATTGGCCGCATTTTGACCTATGCCGGCACATTTGCCGCCCTCATGGCTGGCAAATGGGTTGTCGGGATGGGTTTGGCTGCGGCGGCTGTGATCAGAACCGTCGGAGCGCTTACGGTGCTTAAGGGCGCGCTGATCCGCACCGGGATCGGGGCGCTGATCGTGGGCGCAGGCGAGCTGGTCTACTGGTTTAGCCGTCTCGTGACGGGCGCAGGCGGGTTTGGCGATGCCATGGGCCTGCTCAAAAACTTGGTTGTTGAGGTTTGGGCGCGGATCAAGATGGGTGCTTCTGCTGCGGGCGCGCGCGCCACGGCGATGTTCTACGACATCAAGTCCGATGCAGCCTCTGGCATGGCCTCGGCAATTGAAAGTGTGGTGGGCTTTTGCAATACTGCCGTGAACACATTCCAGGGCACGTTCTTTGCCGTGCAGGCTGTCTTTGGCGCACTGCCTGACGTTTTTGCGCGCATTGGCGTGCTTTCGATCAATAAACTGGTCGAGGCCATGGAGGCCGGGCTTGCGGGTATCACCCGCGGGGTGAATGCGTTGCTCACCATCGGAGGTCGGTTTCCAGAGCTGGCGCTCGATCCTCCGGACCTGTCCGAATGGAGCCGGGTGGTGCCGCAAGCCGTCGATATCGGTGGGCGCGCGGCAGAGGGGTTCGCACGCGGGTTTGAGACAGACCTGCTGCAAGTGCCTGACCTTGGGCTTGATGATATTGCCCGCGAGGCGCTTGCGACTGCAAATACCTACCGGACCGCATCCGCAGACCTGGCTGGCGGCGCTACGTTGCCGCTCACCTCTTGGCAGGCCCTAAAGGACGCAGTCTTTGGCGCTGGCGATGAAGGTGCGGCTGCCCTTGACGAAGCTGGTACTTCGGCTGATCGGCTTGCAAGCGCGTTGACCTCCACGCAGGGTGCGGCCACCGCTGCTGGCAACGCAGCGCAAGAGGCGGGGCGACAGGCTGCAGTAGGCAGTCAAGAAGCCGTAACGGGCTGGCAGGCGGTGACAAACTCGCTGTCCAGCTATGCCAAGGACGCCATGGATTGGGGCAAGGGGCTTGGCCAGACGCTGGTCAACGGCTTCCAGTCTGCCGAGAATGCATTCCGCAACTTCGTCAAGACGGGCAAGCTCGACTTCAAAGGCCTTGTGGCCTCGATCCTCGAAGACCTCGCTGTCCTGCAGTTCCGGAACGCGGTGCTTGGCCCGATCGCCAATGCGCTGTCGAGTGCCTTTGGTGGCGGTGGGTCTGTTGCCGCTGCGGTCTCTCATGCGGGCGGCATGGTGGGGCTCTCTGGCCACACGCGGTCTGTGCCAGCAGCCGTCTTTGCCGCAGCCCCCCGGATGCACTCTGGTGGCTGGGCCGGGCTGCGCCCGGATGAGGTCCCGACGATCCTGCAGCGCGGCGAGCGGGTGCTGAACCGGCGCGAGACCGCGCAATATGGTGCTGGCGCTGGTGGCGGTGGCATGTCGCGTGTGCGCATCGAGCTTGGCGAAGGCCTCATGGGCAGCATCATGGAGCGGGCTGGGGCGCAATCTGTCGAGATTGTCCAAGGCAGTCTGCAACAATATGACCGGCTGATTGCACCGCGCACTGTGGCGCGCGTGAGCCAAGACCCAAGGCGGAGCGGCTGATGGCACTGACCTATCCGCTGAGTTTTGCGCAATTCCTTGGCGCCTTGCGCGTCGAGGAGGTGACGTTTCGCCTGTCGCATCCGCAGGAGCACACGCGGCTGGGTGACGGCACAGTGATCAGCGCCAGTCTCGGGGCCTCGCTCTGGACGGGAACGATCCGGCTGGCGCAAGCCAATCATCCGAGGCACGCGCAGATGGAGGCGCTGCTGGCATTAATGGATCAACCGGGAGCCTCGTTTCTGTGTCATGATCCGCGATACGTTGGGCCCGCGTCAGACCCGACAGGCAGTGTTCTCGGTAGCCGGACCGTCACCATCCACACGGTGGCCAGCAATATGCGCGAGCTGCGCATCACCGGACTGCCAAGTGGATATCTGCTGTCGCCAGGCGACATGCTGGGGTTTCAATACGGCAGCAGCCCCGTTCGCCATGCGCTGCACCGCATTGTGGTGGGTGGTACGGCCTCCGGCAGTGGTCTTTCGCCTCTGCTCGAAGTGGTGCCCAACCTGCGCCCTGGCGCCGTAGCGGGGCTGGTGGTGTCCTTGGTCCGTACAGCTTGTAAGGCGCGGCTCCTGCCAGAACCGACCTATGGCTCAGGCCGTCAGGCGATCAGCCGCGGCGCCGGCTTCGATTTCATTCAAACGCTCAGGTGAGCCATGTAGACGATGGTCACATCAGCCAATTGCTATTTAACTGGCTGGCGCGAGCCATGGATTGATCAATGCCGCACCCGTTGCCGCAAAATCAGCGGTGTTCCGCGTGACGACTGTCAACCCATGCTCTAGTGCAGTCGCAGCGATCAGCGCATCGCGCTCGGATTTTGGGTCAGGCACATGAAGGC